GAAGCCACGTTGCCGTCTGCCAAGGGCAATACATCCGACCCGGTTTATTTGGAAGTTTTGAGGATAGAAAAACACAATAAAAAAGTCGAAAAGATGAAAAAAAATCTCCAATTCATCTTAAAGCATCAAGATGTGATCACGGATGAAAAGAATGCCTATATTTTCAATAGGCTTCTAGATGGTTTAACACTTAGAGAAATCGGCCATGAAATGAATATATCGTTCGCCCAGGTCAACCGGCGTAAAAATGAAATTGTTGACCAAATTTATGAGGCGCAATTCAAAGAAGAAATGACACGAATGGCACAAACGAAAATATAGAAATTTTTTTGAATCCTTTATTTTCTGTGGGTTAAAATAGAGTCAAGGAACATCCCCACTATGTTTCTTTGTTTATCGTTTCTTTAAACGAACCTTACACCTTAACTATGTACAGATTGGCGGCACTGCGAATGCGTGGGGTCGCTCTTTTTTATGCGGTGGCGGAATAGGTAGACGCTTAGGCATAAGATCGGATACGACTCGGCGAGGTTTTAAAACCCATGGGAACCGTTAAAGGGGAAGTCAGGTAAGCTGCTGCCCGTTGTGGTGAAATGCCGATCATGCAAGGTGCAAATCCTTGCCCGCATATACGAAGATGCCAACAAATTGACACCTATTCACTTCGTATTCTTACGCAATTTAAATTGATTCTTAATGAACTTATCGTGGTACTCTCCTAATGAAGACGCTGACATCAGTCCGTCATAAACATTATCAGAGGGTGACAGGAAAACGATTTTGACACTATTATGGCATAATGTTGGCACTTTGTTTTGGTTTAGATCGAGTAATTTGGTATTAAGTGAGTAGACAAGTTTATTTTTTATGATTTACTGCATAAAATAAAATACATCGAGAATTACCCCTTTTTTGCACCCTTCATTTGGGTGCTTTTTTATGTTCTCTGTTTTGATTATGAGGTTTACACGTAATAGGGATGAGTCACACACACTTCCGGATGAAATTGATACATAAAAACTCGATGGACAAATTTCTTTTTCGATACTACCTGCATAAACTTTATTGAAATTCTCTCTTTTCATCCCATTTTAAAGAAGCATCTTTGATGAGGGGGCGCCAGGGATGCTTCTTGATGTTAATGAGAACATTTGCGGAATTTTGTTGATGTAGGAATAAACAAGTTGTCAATAATGAATTGAACACATAATTATAATATAACTTCTCTCCTTTTTTTATAGAGGATCCTAGAATTGATCTTTAGGATCCTCTTTTGTATACTTTAGGACTATTCCAGAATGAATTAGGACAAAATTAGGTTGTTGTAATAGTACATGTAAACACTTTATAGCATAGCTTAATAATGAATTAACTATATATTGAAAGGGGAGGTCATCTTGTTTCACTGCAAAACAAATGTGATGCCGCCAATTGTGCATCCGACGAACTGTTGTCAAACTCATACTTTTTCAAAAACAATTGTGCCGCATATTCATCCGCAGCATACGACTAATGTTCATCATCAGCATTATCAGCATGTACATCAATATCCGCATTCGTATTCTAACTGCAATTCTGTTACACAGTCTCAGATTCATTGCGGTAAGCCTTGTTGTAACTAGTAGGATCAACAATGTCGTATGGTTTACAGTGTACCTTCATATTGAGCACCCAAGTAAAGGGTGCTTTATATGTTTGTTGAGATACAGTCTGGTGAGTTCAACAAATTCCTATTAGAACAAGCTGGACTCTGATCAAATTGAGGACAGTAAAAGAATGGACTCACGAACGCGAAGCTCACAATTATGTCGTAAAAGTGGCGTGTTTTTGGTGTGAAGTTGGCGTAGCATAAGGAAAAATAGGGAGTAGAGTTATCCGAATTAAGAACATCGTTGAAGATCGGACATATACTGAATACAAAAAAATGGAATGTTTTTATGGACAATAAATCCAAAAAAATATTAGGCACATTTATTTCTATGATAGGTACAATACAAGCCGCTGTTGGAGGCACGCCTCAGTTTCCACTAGATGAAGAACAAAGATATCAATTTGAAATTATAGGTAATACCTTGCAGGCTGTGGGTAGTAGTTTATCTGCGGAGGGGCAAGGATCGAATTTTATGGGAGCTGTAGGAGAACAAATACAAGCGATTGGTAACTCAACTGTTTTAGTTGGTTTATTAATTTACAAAAGAAAGAATTCCGATATCGAGGAGAGGGTAGTGATTTCAGGAAATTGGCTACAAGCGTTGGGGAGCTTTGTTGGGCTTGACTATACTGGCAACGAGAATATTAGTGTCTTAGAAAGTAATCTGGGAGGAATTCTACAAGGTATCGGAAACTCATTGCAAGCAATAGGAGGAATTGAGACATTACGTCCTAACCTTATCCCTTTTAAGGGTGTTGGTACTCTTGGTAGTTGGATACAAGCAACTGGCAGTGTTATATCTTTTCTTGTGGAAATAAGTGATGAGTGAAACGCCTTCCGTTGGAGGGCGTGTTTTTATGCGGTAGTACAAAGCCAAAAAAGTAGGAAGTGAGAAAATGAAAAGCCGAAAAGATGAAATGGTTTGGGTGAAAGAATTAGGAATTTATATTTTACCAAAAGAAAAGTAATAAGATGTGGTGGCGTTGTGTTCTCAGGGTGACGCAAGCGGATAAGTGAAAGGGTCAAGGGTCGCATTAGCTCATCTGCCATGTGCAGAAGGAGCCAGCGGGAATTCCCAACGGGATAACCCGCATTTATTTGGCAGCGGCTTGCATGACGCAGGTCGCTTTTTGATATGCGTCCGGAAGAGGGCGGGCAAGTTCCTGCCAGTACGGGCGCAGCTCAGAGCAAATAAAGGAGAAAAAACTATGCTTCTACGACAATACTTACACGACAAACGAGAAGAAGAACACGAGAAAGCGAGAGAATCGGCCCGCAAAACTCACAAGTGTCACGGATGCGTGTGGGGGACATGGGCCGGGAATAAATACGTCTGTCCGTTTGGGCGGTGCGTGAAAAACAAGTAAGGGAGGCGGTGTCATGTAAATGGATTGGGAGAAAATCAAAAAGGAATACGAAACAACTGACCTGACATTGAAGGCATTGGCCGAAAAGCATAATGTAAAAATCGGCACTTTGAAGAGCAGGAAGAGCCGGGAAGGTTGGGTGCGTGTCTCGACAAAAAAGGATGCAACCAGAGTTAAAGAGGTTGCAACCCCTCAGCCTATTATCGAATCTGACGATTTAACTGAAAAGCAGAAGATGTTCTGTCTTTATTATATTAAGTATTTCAATGCGACAAAGGCATATCAGAAGGCTTATGGTTGCAGCTATCTATCAGCGAAGACGGAAGGCCATAAAACCCTTGCGAAGCCTTACGTAAAAAAAGAAATTGAAAGATTGAAGGCGGAGCAACAGCAGGGTGTTTTCTTGGATGCTCAAGCAGTCTTGCAAAAGTACATCGATATTGCATTCGCTGATATAACGGACTTTGCAACGTTCGGGAAAAGGGAAATACCGACGGAAGACGAGGAAGGAAACCCTATTACGAAAGAAGTCAATTATGTTGATTTCAAAGAGTCGGCAGAAGTAGACGGCACAATTATTACAGAAGTGAAAAACGGTAAAGACGGTGTTTCCGTTAAACTGGCCGATAAGATGAAAGCCCTTGAGTTCTTGGCAAAATACACTGATCTGCTTTCAGAAAACGACCGCAAAAAGCTACAGTTCGAGAAATTGAAAGCTGAAACCGAACTGACGAAAGCGCGCATCAAGAAAACGAAAGCTGAAGTCGAGAAAGATGCACACGAAGACGCTGTGACAATCGTCGACGATATAGGAAGTGATCATATTGACGAAGGTTAAACGTATATCGGACATCATAACGCCTAAGTTTCGTTCGTTTTGGGCGGCAGCCAACAGTCATAAATACCTTCGGTATGTCCTGAAAGGCGGGCGCGGCTCCTCAAAGTCGACGCATATTGGTATACGGTTGATAAAGGACATGATGCAATACCCGGTCAGTACACTTGTGGTTCGGAAAGTAGGGAACACGTTAGGGGAATCCGTATTTGAACAGCTCAAAGAGGCTATCGATCTGCTGGGCGTGGGTTCGTATTGGCGCGTTAACAAATCCCCTCTGAAACTTACTTACATCCCACGAGGAAATAGCATCATTTTCAGGGGTGCGGATGATCCAGCCAAGATCAAATCACTCAAGATAGCAAAATACCCGGTTGCCTTCCTATGGATTGAAGAGCTGGCCGAATTTAAACTCGAAGAAGAAGTATCTATGATCGAAAATTCCGTTCTGAGGGCTGAACTTCCGGACGGTCTTTTTTATGCCTTTTACTACTCATACAACCCACCGAAAAGAAAGCAATCATGGGTGAACAAAAAATATGAATCTGCATTCGTACCAAAGAACACATATATTCATCATTCAACATATCTCGAAAATCCATACATTTCAAAAGCCTTCAAGGAAGAGGCTGAAACCGTCAAGGAGAGGAACCTTTTAAAGTACAAATGGGAATACCTTGGCGAGGCGATAGGATCGGGGGTAGTTCCATTCAATAACCTTCAATTTAGAAAAATTACAGATCAAGAGGTCAAATCATTCGACAACATCCGACAAGGGAACGACTTTGGGTATGGACCGGACCCGTTGGCCTTTGTTCGTTGGCACTATGACAAGAAAAAGAAAACGATTTACGCGCTTGATGAGCTATACGCGCACAAGTTGTCTAACCGGATGCTTGCCAAGTGGATCAAAGATAAAGGGTATGATCGGCATGAAATCATTACCGACAGCGCAGAGCCGAAATCTATAGATGAACTCAAATCAGAACACGGTATAAGGCGTATCAGGGGTGCCAAGAAGGGGCCTGACTCACGGCAATACGGCGAGGAATGGCTCGACGATCTGGACGCTATCGTGATCGATCCAGAGAGAACGCCGAATATAGCGCGAGAGTTCGAGAACGCTGACTATAAAACTGATAAAGACGGCAATCCATTACCTAGACTCGAAGAAAAAGACGACCATACTATTGATGCAACACG